ATACGTGTCAACCGGCAGATGAGAAGCGGTATTGGCCCACGAAGCGGTTTCGGCCCAACTCGCCGTAATATCATACGTGTCAACCGGCAGATAAGAAGCGGTATTGGCCCACGAAGCAGTCTCGGCCCAACTTGCTGTAATATCATAAGTGTCAACCGGCAGATAAGAGGCAGTATTAGCCCACGAAGCGGTTTCGGCCCAACTCGCCGTAATATCATACGTATCGACCGGCAGATGAGAAGCGGTATTAGCCCACGAAGCGGTTTCGGCCCAACTCGCCGTAATATCATACGTGTCAACCGGCAGATAAGAAGCGGTATTGGCCCACGAAGCAGTCTCGGCCCAACTTGCCGTAATATCATACGTGTCAACCGGCAGATAAGAGGCAGTATTAGCCCACGAAGCGGTTTCGGCCCAACTCGCCGTAATATCATACGTATCGACCGGCAGATGAGAAGCGGTATTAGCCCACGAAGCTGTCTCGGCCCAACTTGCTGTAATATCATAATCATCGGGTAGTAGATATGATGCAGTATCAGATAAACTTGCCGTTATTTCATATCTTTGATTTTTTAAATAAGAAGCGGAAATACTTTCAGTAGCATATAATGATTGAGTTGCATATATACTCTGCGTAGCATAAATACTTTGAGTAGCATATTCTGCTTGATCTGCAAATTCAGAATGAACTGCATTTTCGGCGACTGACTCAACCATACTAGCAGTCAATGCATGAGAAGCGGTTATATAAAAACTGCTGGTAGTAATTTTTACCCAATTTATATCTTCAATTCCACCCAATAATTGATAATGTGATTGATCATCTTCACAATATACAATCATTCCCTCATATCTCCAAGAAGAAGAAATATAACCTACGGGACAAATGGGATAGATGCCCGGCTGATATAAGCTATGTGTAGTAGTCCATGTGTACTTTAGATCGGCAGGTTGGGCCGATGTAATTCTAAAGCCAGCATCTACAATAATAGCCATATCTTAAAATTTAAATTGATAATTTCCATTGGGATCAGATACTAATGCCGTACGATAAACATAATACGAAAAGCTCCAATCCTCATCTAATCCTGTGCTATCTACCTGTTTTGTCATTTTTATAAAATTTCCCAATACTTCAAAACTATTAGGATCTAATATAGATGTCAATTCGCCGTATATAGCCGGATAACAAAAATATATGAATTTTACATTTCCTACCAAATTTATTGTTCTATTTCCTTTCGGTTGAATTAATTTAGTTAAATTATTATATAATCCCGATCCATTTAAATCATCATTATCACTTAATCCATATAAATATGGATAAATAAATACCGCCGTTCGAGTTGCAGAGGAAATTACTATAGGATTTCCATCATTATTGACATCTATAAAACTTTGATACGTATGATTTTCTTTAATATTATTGTCCGCATGTGAAAATGTATAAGGTGGAATAGAGGGCGCAGTGTACCATAATCCTCCATCTTTTTTAATATATCCACTGGTAAATAAAGTTTCATCATTTGGAGTTATATTGGTTGTTATAGTAAAATTTTTATAAGATCCCGTTTCGAAATAACTCGTTCCAGCGTTAGACATAGTAATAGTTGCTGGTAAAAATGGAAAGAAAAAATTTTCAATAAATTGTTTTAAATCTTCCCCCCCAACATTTAAATTCATGTATGGACCTCTTTTTATAGGTCGGTCCCCATTAAATAAAATAATACTGGAAGTTTCTGATTCGATAGAATGAGTAGCATAAATGCTTTGTGTAGCATATATACTTTGAGTAGCATATGTAGATTGTTCTCCTTGTCCGCCGCCAATTTTATATTTAGCAGCCCAAACATCAATGCGATCCGCTGTCAATTCTCCACTTGACGTATGATAAAAAATAATATCAGAGCCAGAAATATTTATCTGCTCATAATATTGATTAGTCGCATCTCTTTGTATAAATGCTGTTTCCAGCTTATTAGGTTTTTTATCTGCCATAGGTCTCTAAAATAAATATAAAGAGAACATAAGAATTAAGGAATATAACTCCGTTTTATAACTTATAATTTAATTAAAATTTTGATAAAGGAAACCGCCGCCACGAATTATTATTGTAAATATAAAAATATTCAATGTCAAACATTATATCGCCGTCTTTACCTTCTTTAGATAAATCCATTTCTTCTAACGGTACTCTTTTCCATTTTCTACCTGAATAAATGTAGAAAAACTGTGAATTAGTAGTTACTACTTGTCCGGGGTTTCCTGTAACTGGTATATTATCCGAACAATCGGGGGTAAAGTCAGTTAATTCCGCACGTCTCCATTCATTTTTATAATATACATAAAAATATTTAGAATCATATGAAATATTTCCTTCTTGTCCTGTCGAATTTTTTTGAGTTGGTACATGAACAATGCGTAAAAATAGAGGAACTTCTTCCACTTTAATTCCTCCATACAAACTATTATCAATTATATTACTATCTGTAGAAATTCGGGGTTGTGGTATTTCTGTATCTTTTTGAAGATTTGGATAATATGGACTTTGCCATTTTTCTCGATTAGGATCGATTCTATTAAAATCATGTTCCGAAGTTACTGTTTCCAAACCAATAACTACTTTTTTGGGTGTAAGAAATTTTTGAGTGGTAAGAATATGATCTTCCAATTTAGTCATGCTATCTGGTAAAATATATCCGTGAGTAATTAAATCAAATTCACTCTTAACAATTCTTTCATCATTAGCTTGAAGTTCTACTGTATGTCCATATGATTCAATTTTTGTACGGAACCGAAATCCCTTTTTACTTCCCCAATAATCTTTTGTATTAAATTGGAACGTTTCAATAAGTTTATTCATTTGTTCCACATATGCCGTCCATACTATGAAATGATATGTAAGGACCATATGATTGGGCATAGTAATATTATAAACATCATTAATAGGAACATTTCTCCCCATCAACGCCGAAAATTGAGTATATGCATTTTTTTCGGAATATTTTTTCATTACCGGAACGTTCAAATAACGATGGAAAAATTGCAAAGTGGAATCAGCTTCCGAATTAGTACGTTTCAAAATAACAGCAGGAAGAATTATTTTTCCTTGTTTATCACGAATATATCCGTCTCGTCTAGCAGATACCCATCGCTCCGGCGAACCATAAAAGAAAGGCACTTTAACTTGTTTTCCTTGATCTTCTACCTGTAATTGTAATTGCTCAAGATGTAATAATATAGTCTCATCAATGTCATATAAACTAATAGTAATGTTTTTTTGTTTATCAGTATCTCGACGTACTTGTTCAACCCGATTAATCGACTCCAGTTTTTCAGCCCGTTCAATTGGTGCTTGAATTGGGTTGGGGGCGGGATTTCTAACATTACCTTTCCATCTTCCCATATTTACGATTGCCTTTCTACCAGATCCACTTTACTTATGCTGGTATAGTGAGTATTAACTATAATGCTAAAGGATTTATCGGGAATTCCTCCCAAAAATTGCTCTTGCACTACATCAGTTATTTCATGATAACGGTCATTAAAAAATATTATGTCTCCAGTTTGAGGGAATAAATCGACTTCTTGTAAATCTTTTTCCATAAATTTGAAGGCAACATTTTGTTTACGTTCAGGACCAAAATCATCAGCATCCGTTGTAATATCGGCTCTATCTACTAAGCAAATAACCTCAACGGGAGGATAAAACACTTTACCACTTGAAGGAGAACTTTCTCCATAAATATTAATTCGTGTTTGTTCTGGGCACACCGCATATATTAAAACTTCAGTTTGAATAACATCGCCCAACAATTCATCATTTATTCCGTTGATGAATCCTATATCTCTTTCTGAAAAATATCTTCCGGGCAATGACATAATTATCCTATATAAATATACATTGGTACTCCACGCAATGTTGATTGTAATTGTTCATTAAAAGCCGCCTGTTTTTCCATTTGAGCGAATTTTCCAGCAGCTTCTAACATTTCTTTCAAAGTATCCATAAGACGTTCTTTTGTTTGTTGTGCTTCCGAACGAAGTTCAGCGCCGTCTAAAGTTACTTCTCCTCCGGGAATGGGTATTGTTTGATGCTTCTGTCTAACAGCACCCAAAATTTCTTTACAATTAGCTAAGAAATAATCACGAATCCATTGTTTTCCTGGATCATTAATCGTTGAATATGGATGATTTACATATGGAACATTAGCAAAATCAGAAGAAACAGCCTGTGAACCAGTCATTGGAGTATTTGATAATGCCCCCATAGAAGATCTGTCAGTTTCATTTATATATTCAAACCACAATTTAAAATTAAGGGTTGGTACAGGGAAAATTCTCAATTTATTATTTATAATTTCAAATGAATATTGACTTTTACGAACCATATCATTAAATTCAATGGCTTGCATACGCAATAAATCTTCAAAAATAGGTGTCATTAAAAATTGTACGGCAGGAGAATATGCTCCGAATCCCAATTCTTGTAAAATATTGGAATAACTCATACCAGTCATAGAAAAGGGGTCATATATACGTGCGCTAGCGGGGGGTCGCTCATGAAATACCCGTTTAACTTCTATTCGATCACAATTTTCTTTAGCATCACCAATTAAATGTTGCAAATCATAATTTTGCGTTCCAGCAACAACCGGAATAGATACTCTTTTCCAGTCAATTTTTCCGCCGGTCCCAGCTTCAGAACCATAATCTTTAGCTAAATTAATAATTTGAGGAAGTCCTGTTCCTTGTATATTGCGTCCAGTAACAATATCCGTTCTTTTCTGTCCCTGTAAAGAAAGCATATTATTTATCATATTATACTCATTTACTTTAGCATTATAAACATTACATGCCTCTTCAAATGCAGCATAAAAATGTATATCTATCATTTCAACCGCAACCGCAGGGTATCCCAAACGTCGGGCAGCCCAGATCATAGCACTATAGCAATCTTTACAGAATACAGGATCCGAATCATATTGTCCGAAGGGGGTATTCCCCGGAACGGCAGACCCGCTTCCAGGAAATCGAATTTTATCTTGATTTGATACGGCCATATTATTTATAAATTAATTACAACTCTTCTTATAAATATGCGAATCTTATCCTTTGATACTGATATTTATTTATATTAAATTAACAAATATTTAAAATTTATAAACAAACGACATGTCTAAAATCAATTTATATAATTTATGTCCTCTTAATGAAGGAAATTTAACGCAATCTTATTGGGATACGGGACACGGGGCTTGTGGATGTATTTTCATTGCAAAAGACACAGGAAGAATTCTTTTATCCCGCCGCAGCAGCATGGTTGATTATGAACCCAATACATGGGGAACTTGGGGAGGAAAAATTGATGAAGACGAATCAGTTTTACAGGCACTTGACCGAGAAGTAGAAGAAGAAACAGGATTTTCGGGGCGTTACAAAGTTACGCCTCTATGGACATACGACGATCCTCGTGCCGGATTTAAATATTATAATTATTTGGTCGTAGTTCCTGAAGAATTTAGGCCCGAATTGAATTGGGAAAGCTCTGGATTTGAATGGTGCGAATGGGGAGACTGGCCCGAACCCTTACATTTCGGAATGATTGCCCTGTTAAAAAATGCTGGACATAAAATTCAAAGTGTGGTAAATTTAATCCGAAAGAAAAATGCAGAAATTTTAGAAGCTATGGATACTCCTCCACCGCCACCACCGGCCCACATAATGAAAGTAGATAGGCCCGCTCCAGCGAATGTCTTGGGACAAAAAGAACTTATGGACGCATACATTGTTGCCGCCACCGTTTGGGGAGAAGCTCGAGGAGAGGGCCCCCGTGGACAACAAGCCGTTCTTAATGTAATAATGAATCGGTCCAAAAATGACTTTTCCAATGCCCGTGGAGTCGTATTGAAAAGAAAACAATTCTCAATGTGGAATAACATTTCTAATCCTGAAGAATATGCCTTATCATTAGCTCGATCAAAATCTAATGATAAAATTTATAAACAGATTCTTCAATTGGTAGATGCGGCTAGAACCGGAAGACTTCCTGATATTACAAAAGGAGCTACACATTATTATAATCCTGAATTGGCTGACCCTGTATGGGGGAGAAATATGGATAAAATTAAAATTGGAAAACATGTATTTGGCCAAGCAGATAAAAAAAAACTATAAAAGAAATTAGTGAAAAGGATTATAAAATTAATTATTTAGGACTTGTAGGAGATGGAATTTCTGAATATCAAATATACAATGAAGCTTCACGTTTAGTATTTGAATATGAACGGACCCGAAATACATTTTATTTAAAAAGTATTGCAACCAATCCCGAATTTCGAAATCAAGGATATGCCAAAAATTTACTAACTTATTTTATTAGGTTAATAAAATCTAAGGAGGGATATTTAAATACAGGACATTATACCGATTCGGGTGAATCATATATTGAACCCGTTATTAAACGATTGGCTCAAGATTATGGCGTAAAAATATTAACCGAATAATTTTAAATGTTAAAATTAAAATCATTATTAAATATCATTGATACTATCCCCGCAGAATTTTCAGTAATCAAGGAGTCTATAATAATAGAATCTAATAAAGAGGAAAAGGCATTAGAATTTTTAAAAGAATTAGTTAAATTAAGTCCTTATAAAGGAAACGTTTTTCTTGCCGGTGGCGCTGTCCGGGACATGGAAATGGGACAAAAACCAAAAGACTTGGACGTAGTTGTTATAGGCGATTCCAATGGAAGCATTAAATTTACGACATGGATTGCAAAAAAATTAGGAAACTTTAAAGGACCCACTACTCCTCCACCGAAACCTCCTCCACATATTGAAGTGGATTCTAGGGGTTATCCAGTATTTTCCCCCGATGAATCGGATCCCGAATTAATAGATTATTTAAAAAAATATAATGATTATTATCATTCTTTTACTAACCCGGTTTTATTTCCACGATTTGGCACCGCAAAAGTAAATTTAACGGGAACATATAAAGGAGTTAAATTAGATGGAATGGAAGTAGAAGCTGTATCTTCTCGAAAAGAAACCTATATCCCCGGCAGCAGAAAACCTATTGTAACTCATGGAACATTAAAAGACGACGTATTCCGTAGAGATTTCACAGTTAATAGTTTAGTTATGGATCTAACTACTGGTGAAATATTAGATTTAACTGGAAAAGGAAAAGATGATATTAAAAATGGAATTATACGTACTACCGTTAATCCCGAGATAATTTTCAAAGAAGATCCTCTTCGAATGTTGCGGGCTGTACGATTTATGGTACAAAAGGGATGGAAAATTGACCCCGAAACGGAAGAAAATATTAAATTAAATGCGCCGTGGCTACAACACATTTCTAAAGAAAGAATACACGACGAATTAAATAAAATGTTAATTTCTAAAGATGCTCCATCAGCCATTAGAAAATTAAAAGAATTAAATCTCTTATCCTTTATATCTCCCGAACTTGTACAAATGTCAGGAATGACACAAAATATTCACCATGTACATGACGTTTGTACA